CACGTTATCTGGTCTTTGGTTGCCAACTATAAAATACTTAGTAAAATAGTTGACGTTTTTGAAAATCTCGCTTCTGATTTGTCCTCTTTTAAAGAGATTTTTTACTGTGATATAGTTTCTAACACTATCATTACTTGGGTTTACGTTGACGTAATCAAAGTTAGGAACTTGTCTAAAGTAAGGTCTTAATGCCATTTTTAGTACCCCATACCGCTAGCTTTTTCTTGGTCGTCTCTATAGATTGGTTCGAGTTCTGAGAATGTTAGACTGAGATTATATGATGTCATTGATCCATCTGGATATGTCATGTAAGATCCATCGGGAGTATAATCAGTAGTGATGTTTGTTAGGGCACAAGTTTTGATGTTGTTTAAGAATGGATGAGGTGCTCCAGTTTCCCCAAAGATGTACTGTAAATCAAACACATTTGGAGATTTTAAAAATAGTCCAGTGTTTGCTTTTTGTACGGCAGATTCTTTTTTCAATACTCTTATAATATTTCGTATATTATTTGCTTCTGCTGGTTCTCTTGGAGTAAACTTGTAGTTATATGAGAATGTTCTAAGTGATGGACCTTGGAAAAGCATTTCAAGATTATTATTTAAAACTGCACCAGTTGTTCTTGTAATCACATTTGCGCCAACTGCTTGACCAGCAAAATATGCTGTAATATATGCCCCAAGACCTTCCGTTGCTAAAAGATCATCGGCAAATGCTTTGCTATCTGTGATAAGACCTTTAAAAGCATCTGCAAATTTCCCATCACCTATACTATTGATAGCATTTGTTGCTGCTCCTGCTGCCCTTGCTTGGAAAACATTCATTTGATCTTGATTCCAAGAGACTGCGTTAGTGTCTCTAATCCCTGGTTGCATTGGTAAGAAAATGGTTGTCCCAAGTGATTTTTTTCTTCCAGGAGATTCTGTGGATGCAGTATTAAAATCATCTCTAGGTAAACCAGGAGGAATATATTCAATAACAGTTATTTTTAAATAATCAAGTTCAGAGTCTCTTTTAAGTGGATATGATAGAGATGTTATTGGTGCGGTTCTTCTTTCGACTGTTGGCGTAGATTGATTTAATTCACCAGTTGAACCTAGATTAAAAGAAGCATCATTTTCAGAAACTGCAAAGTTAGTATTTGACCAATAATCCGATGCATTTTTGATTGTATTAGTATAAACTGGATTATTTACTAGTTCTTCCATAAAGAAATCTGGAGCGCCCAACTGAAAAGCATCTCCAGTGTTTAAGTTATAATCTGCCCAACTTATAGATCCATCAGAGTTAAAATAGTTTGCACCAGCAGATACCTCATTATTACTTAAAGGTATTTCTGGTGTTCGATTTATTTTTACCTGAGACCCAGAGTCATTTTTTGCTTCAACGTTAAATGATAAACCATCAATAAGGGTTGTGGGACTTACACTACCTTGACTTAATGCCATTTACACTATTTTTAGTTATTTATAGGGGTTTAGTTCGTCTTCTGTTATAATCTTAAACTCTACCATATGGTCTTCGCACCATTCCCTAGCAGCTTTCCATTTTGCTATATTTTTAGTATACATCATAACTTCATTAATGAAAGTTTTCTTTTGCTTTCCTTTTGTCTGCTTTGGTTCTATGGTTTGTTTTTTCGGTTTAACTTCTACAACGTATTTTTTAATATTGCCACTATTTTCTTTAATCTTTACAATAAAGTCAGGAAAATATCTACGGACTTTTTTTGTCGTAGGATCAAAGTAAGGAATAAAAAATTCTTCACTACCCCATTCCATTATCTTCTCGTTTAGATCACAGTACCTCATGAACTTAAGTTCCCAAGAAGATCTGTAAACTATGTTACTTGGGTTTCCTTTATATTTTTCTGGATGCTTAGGATGAAACTTTCCCTGATGATATTTACTTTCTCGCATACATAATATATAAGATCAAAAAGTATTTATAAATGTCTGCTGTACCCCCAAAGAGTTATAGTATAAGTGACTTTAAATCTAGGGCATTAAATCTTGCACAGACCTCGTTATACCAACTTACCATAGTTCCTCCACCAAGAATATTTCAACAAACTGAGAATATTAGTTTGCTGTGCCATGAAGCAACTTTGCCTGGTTCATCATTAGCGACTCATCAAGTAACTAATGACCATCATGGTGTTACTGAGAAGATGGCATATAGAAGAATGTATGATGAATCATTTAACCTAACATTTTATGTTGATCATCAATATAATGTAGTTGATTTTTTTGAAAAGTGGATTGAGTTTGTTGTTGGACAAGGATACACTCAATCACGAAATGCTTATAGAGAAGATACTGCATTTTATAGGATGACATATCCTGTAGACTATAAGCAAACAATCTATATAAGTAAGTTTGAAAAGGATTACTTTAGACCAACCAAAGCACCATTAGATCCAAAAAAACGTGGTGGATCTAACTTAGAATATGAACTTATTGGAGCTTTTCCTTATAATATAGTTTCTATGCCAGTATCATATAATCAAAGTGATATTTTAAAGTGTTCTGTTGGTTTTTATTTCACACGTTATGTTGTTGAGAAGAAAGGAACAGTTACTTACGGATCACCTGGATTTGCAAACTCAGGAAATCCCACTGCTCAAAGAACTCCTCCAACTACTTCTCAACAACCAATAAATGCTTTTGATTATAGTAAAATGACTGGATTTAAATTCGATAACTATTATAATAACTTTGGTGTTGATGCTCAAGATAATACTAACTTTGGAAACTTCTTTAATGGTAGAAGAGTTGATCAAGGAGTATTTGGAGCAGAAGCACAAGCATAACCCTACTAAATACATGTACTGATACATCAAATTATGCCGTTACCAAAAATTGCAACGCCAACTTATGAACTTGAGTTGCTATCTACAGGAAAAACTGTTAAGTATAGACCTTTCTTGGTAAAAGAAGAAAAAGTCCTTCTTATTGCTATGGAAAGTGAAGATGTTAAACAGATTACTAATGCACTAAAGCAAGTATTGAAGTCTTGCATCTTAACGAGAGGTATTAAAGTTGAAGAACTTCCTACTTTTGATATTGAATATTTGTTTTTAAACATTAGAGGGAAGTCTGTTGGTGAAGAGATTGAAGTAAATCTGATCGCTCCAGACGACGGAGAAACCTCAGTGTCTGTAACTATAAATGTAGAAGACATTGGTATTGAAAGATCAGAAAATCATGAAAAAACTATCAAACTGGATTCAAATCTACGAATGGAGATGAAATATCCATCTCTAGATGAGTTTATTAAAAACAACTTTGATTTTCAAGAGCAAACCTTAGAGCAGTCATTTGATCTTATTGCTGGTTGTGTAGATAAGATTTATAATGAAGAAGAAGTTTGGTCTTCTGCTGACTGCACTAAAAAAGACATTATTGAGTTCTTGGGTCAAATGAATAGTATTCAGTTTAAGGCAGTTGATGAGTTTTTCAATACTATGCCAAAACTTTCTCATAAGGTAACTTTTACAAATCCAAATACTGGGGTTGAGAATGTTGTCAAGTTGGAGGGACTAGCAAGTTTTTTCGGTTAGGAATGGTTTACATGGATTTAGAAAACTACTTTCAAGTTAGCTTTTCTATGATTCAGTACCATAAATATTCATTAACGGAATATGAAAACTTAATGCCTTGGGAAAGAGATATTTACGTTGGAATGTTGATTAATCATTTAGAGGAAGAAAAACTAAAACAACAACAGTCCACATGAAGAAAGAAGAAGAACAAAAACTAGATTCTCTTTTAGATAGCATAAGATCCGAAAATAGTGGGTCGAAGAATGTTGTTGTAAAAAAGATTGATCCAAAAAAACTTTTACCAGATGCTTCCAAAAAAACTACTGGCGATCAAAACTCTGATGATAAGGCGCTTAAGTCCATACAAAAAGAGTTAGTTGAGATAAAAAAAAGTGTTAATGCTATAGTAGAAGCTTTTAAAAAGCAAAATCAACTTGCTAGATCTTCAATGGAGAGACAAAGGCAAGCAAAAAATACTAAAAGAAAAAAGGATAGAGAATCGTCTTTAGAATCTAAATCTAATGCAAAACGTGAAGGTGGTAAAATAGAAAAAGCAATATCACCCTTTGCAGAGTTTTTTGAAAAAATAATGAACTTTTTCAAGTTCATTCTTCTTGGGGGATTTCTTAAAGGACTTCTTAATATTATAAAAAATCCTAAAATATTATTAAAACCATTACAAAATATTATTAATAGTATTGTTGGATTTTTTAATGGTATTATTAAATGGATTGATGATAATGTTATTGGTCCAATAAGAACTCTTATTGATTATATAAATGGCGGAATAAAAAATGTAGTTAATACTATTAATGATATTATTAAAGCATTACCAAGTTGGTTGCCAAAACCAGACCCAATAGATAATCCGCCAACAATACCACAGATACCAAATCTTCCCCAGATACCTGAAGCGACTTTTGCTAATGATCCAGTAAAGACTATACCAGTAGTTGCTCAGTTTGAAGAAGGTGGTGAAGTACAAAATATCAATAATTATAACAACGCCAATAACGTCACTAATAGTACAAACAATGTCACTAATAGTACAAACAATGTCACTAATAACACTATTAAGGCTGGATCGACTGTTCTTCCGAGAAATAGATCTGTCAATGTTAATGACTTGTCATTTGCAAAAGGTGGTCAAATCGAAAATGATACTGGACTTACGATTAGTGGTCTGGGTAAAGACACTCAGTTGATTGCTGCTCAACCTGGAGAGGTTGTTATTAATGCTAAAGCAGCTGAAAACTTTGGCGTTGATAAGTTATTGACAATCAACGCCAAATATGGTGGACCAGTAGCAAACAAACCTAGAGATGTTGCTTCCAATAAGATCAAAGCAATGGCAAGTGGTGGTTATGCTGGTGGAAAGATTAAATACTTTAGTGTTAATGGTGGAGGAAATAAACTTTTAAACCCTGGTCAAACTTATACTTATTCTGATTTGAGAATGCATCATAGTGGTCCAACTACTAGAAGAACAGATGGATATCCAAAAGACTATACACTATTACATGGAACTGATTTATCATCAGCACCTAATGCAGATATTCCAGTACCACTAGATTCTGAAGTTATATTTAAAGATAAATCTGGGGGATATGGAAGCACTGTAGTTGTCAAGAATGCCACAGGAAATATGCTTTTTGCCCACCTTAGTAGAATGGGCAACTTTGGTGTGGGGGATAAAATAAAAGCAGGAACTATCATCGGTACTCAAGGAAGTACTGGTGGAAACTATGCTGACCATTTACATATGGATGCAGAACCTGCAGGACATGAAGCATTTGTTAACTACATTACTTCAGGAAAACCAACGTTCGGATCAACATCTGCAGCAGGCAAATCTTCATCGGGAGAGATTGAGACTGAAATGAGTAGATCTGGAAGTCTTCAGATTCCATCTGCAGAAAATGTTGATAGTGGAATGAATTTTCTTAGATCTCTTGGACCTATGTCTGGTCAGATGAAATCTGGTGGAAGTGTAGCAAATACACCGAACCAGAAACCTGTTCCATCATTTAGTTCTATTGATCCTGCTAATCCATCTTTGTTGGTCGTAAAATCTATCTATAATCTTGTAGGATAATGGCATTACCACAAATACTAGGAGTAGCAGCAAGATTATTAGCAAAAGAGGGGGCGAAAGGTCTTACAAAATCTGCTGCCAAAAAAGTAGTTCAAGGAAAAGCTAAGAACTTGGCAAGAGAGAATGTAAGACAATATGCCAAGAAAAAGTTGAAAGAGAGGATGGTTTCTGGCGGATCAGGACAATCTGTAGGACCAAATATCC